ATGTTGAAATAGTAGACATTGAAGATAAGCGACATCCAATACAGTTGACTTTCCCAACTATTACAGAACGCTATTGGGCAGATCAAGATGTACGTTGGCCTAAAGGTCATCCAGCAGAAGGTGAAGAAATAATTCTGCGTGACTATCAAGTAGAAGCAATTAACAACTTTTTAAAACATCCACAAAGTTTACAAGAGATTGCGACAGGTGCAGGTAAAACAATTACTACAGCAACACTGTCGCATATAAGTGAGCCATACGGACGTAGTCTTGTTATTGTGCCTAACAAATCGTTAGTGACACAAACAGAGGAAGACTACATTAACTGTGGCTTAGATGCTGGGGTGTACTTCGGCGACAGAAAAGAGTTAGGTAAGACTCACACTATATGCACTTGGCAAAGTTTAAACATACTTGACAAGAAGCATAAGGACGGAACAGCCGTTTTATCACTGGCTGAGTTCTTAGAAGGTGTAAGCACTATTATTGTCGACGAAGTACACCAGGCAAAGGCAGAAGTGCTAAAAAACTTACTAACACGTAACTTGCGTAATGCTCCAATACGTTGGGGACTAACTGGTACTATACCTAAAGAAAAGTTTGAGTTTGAAAGTATTCATGCTAGTTTAGGTCCTGTGATTGGTCAGATTAGTGCAAAGGAATTACAGGACAAAGGTGTATTATCACAGTGTCATGTTAATGTGTGTCAATTAATTGATACAGTAGCACACAGAGATTATCAATCAGAATTAAAATACTTAACAACAGATAAAAAACGTTTAGAGTATGTAGGCAAATTATTAAACACAGTAAAAGATTCAGGCAACACATTAATATTAGTAGATAGAATTAGTGCCGGCGAAGCACTAGCAGAATTGATCCCAGGATCAGTTTTTGTAAAAGGCGATGTAAAATTAAAAGATCGCAAGGAGGCATATGATGAAATCAATGAAGGAACTAACCACGTGGTTATCGCAACATACGGGGTCGCGGCTGTGGGTATTAACATACCGCGTATTTTTAATCTTGTTCTTATTGAGCCTGGCAAAAGTTTTGTCCGGGTAATCCAATCTATAGGCAGAGGCGTAAGAAAGGCAAAAGACAAAGACTTTGTGCAAATTTGGGATATCACTTCAACGTGCAAATTTGCAAAGAGACATCTAACACAACGAAAAAAATTCTATAAGGAAGCACAATATCCTTTCACTATAGAAAAAATTGATTGGAACTAAAATATGAGAATACTTACACTTGAAAACAAATGTTTTCATCTTGATAAATTACCAGAAGAAATAGATGAGGATATACGTTTCAGTGTGCTTGATAATTCAGATCCTAAGGAACCAGATTTTTTCTTTATTCCTTTAATCTTTTTAGAATCATTTAGCGCACCTGCTATGGTCCTTAATATAAACGGACACGAAATTACAATGCCAGTTGATTGGCATATTGCTGTAGGCGACCACGAAGCTGGAATGGACTTAGAAGTCTTACCCTTAACTAGTTTAAATGACAGAGGCTTCGAAGCATGGTTGTTTAATCCATTAACAGGATTTAAATCAGATTACGGACGTATAGAAATTGTTAATTTTTATAATGATGTAAAATGGTATTTTCCTAAAATGAAAAACGGACAACTATTAAGTATGCCGCTAACAGATGGCGACCAACCAGAATGTGTATTTGTAGCAAAAGATATTACTCGACAAAGCGAAGTAATAGAATACGCATCATTAATATAAAGGAAAGACTATGGGAATTAAAGCAGGAAAAATCTGGGGCAATACAGAATTAGTACATGCTAACGGTGTACTAGAATTTCACCGCATTGAATTTAACAAAGGGTTTAAATGTTCTGAACACGAACATGAATTTAAATGGAATGGCTTTTTTGTAGAGTCAGGCAAGATGATTGTACGTGTTTGGCAAGATGACCAAGATGGGTTAGTTGATGAAACTATTTTAGAAGCCGGCGACTTTACACAAGTAAAGCCTGGCAAGATACATCAGTTTGAAGGACTCGAAGATGGTGTAGCATTTGAACTTTATTGGGCTGAATTTAATCACAACGATATTGTTAGACGCACTGTAGGATCGTCAGTGAAATAGAATGTATTCATTGAAGTATATAGAAGAACTTCGTGTTATACATGCTGACAGAAGTCGAACAAAAGGTTTCGGCGGCAAAACTAAGAACCTTGGTAAGTTCCATAAGTATGTTGAACAATGGCAACCTTTAACGCTACTAGATTACGGTTGCGGTAAAGGTGGCATTCTATCTGACTTAGAGTCAAGGTACAGACATATCAAATGCACAGGATACGATCCTGCTGTAATGATGTTTGCTAATGAACCTCAGCAAGCTGAATGTGTCTTTAGTAATGATGTGCTAGAACACATTGAACCAGAGTATCTAAACCAAGTACTTACACATATAGATACGTTAAGTACAAAGTACATATGGTTACGCATAGACACTAGACCTGCACGTAAAAGATTAAGTGATGGAAGAAATGCACACTTAATACTAGAAGACCAGGCATGGTGGACAAATCAAATCAGTACATATATAAAGGGTATTATAGTTTACAATAATTTAAATAATAAAGGAAAACTAGATGTTGCAATCGAAAGATAAAATGATTCCAGGCGAAGCACTAATATACGAAAGAGCAGACGGAGTTGTATATGCAAGATATAGAGATGCTCCACATAATAAAACGCCTCGCTGGATTATAGGCGGCGACCCTGCCGGCGTTGCTAGAGCACAAGGCGATTTGCTAAGTTATGCTGAATGGCAAGAACTATGTGAGCTGTCGTTGAACTATCCAACTTTAAAGAAGTTATTGGACCAAGTAGTAACAACTTACTATACTGTTAAGGACGCTCAATGATACACCACGAAGCATGCGTAAGTAAGATGACACTAATACAATTAGAACGTAGTAGTAAACTGTTGTCAGACTTAGTGACAGATAGATTTGACGAGTTTTATAAAACCTTTCCTAAGGGTTATATGAATTTTGCAGAAGGTAGTCGTAGTACACAATTATATGAAGCATATAATGTGTTCCTAAGTCACTACCCAGGCTTTTCTGATTTGTATCGATCTATTGTACCTGTAATTAAATCAAAGATACCAAACTGGCAAGAATATGCTCTTGCAGGTTGGGTTAATATATACAACAAAGGCGGATATCTAAATTGGCACAAGCATGGTCCTGAGAATCAAGTACATGACGGTAGGTGGCACGGATATGTTTGTATAAATGCAGAACCTAGTCAAACAATGTATAGAGACAAAGAAGAAGTTGTTAAAACAATTGATAACCAAGATGGTTACATAACACTTAGTCCAGCAGGACTATATCATCGTGTTAGCGAGTGGGAGAAGGATCAGCCTCGTGTAACAATAGCATTTGATATTATCAAACGCGAACAAATAGATCCTTTATTATTAAATAGATGGATACCAATAATATGAGACATAAATTAGCAGGCGTACTATTCTTACTATTAGGAATATACTTTTTAATACCAGACTTAATGCCACCTTCAATGGGTGCAGGCGCGGCAATGGAACACGAAATGCCGACACATAATAATACATTATTAGGCATTGGCGAAATGACTTGGATGTGGTTTACAATGGCACTAGTACATTTCATTATACGTGATTGTAATTGTAAGGAGTGTTGTAAGTGAGAATAATTGCAGGACCTTGTCAACATGAATCGTTGCCACAAAGTTTAGAGATTGCTCGAGAGTGTAAACGTGTATGCGACAAGCATGGTATTGAATACATATTCAAAGCAAGTTACGACAAAGCCAATCGCTCAAGCGAAAGTGGTATTCGTGGTCTAGGATTAGAAACAACGCTACTAGACTTCCTAGCACTTAAAGTAGAACTAGGTATAAAGACATTAACTGATGTACACGACTATGTACAAGTTGCACGTATTGAAAGAGAATTTAAAGATGCTGTAGATGTATATCAGATACCTGCATTCTTGTGTAGACAGACTGATTTGATTAAAGCAGCTTGTGCTACAGATAAAATTGTTAACATTAAAAAAGGACAATTCTTAGCACCTTGGGATATGAAAGGTGTGCTAAGTAAAACAGAAGGCGCTAAAGACGTCTGGATAACTGAAAGGGGAACTAGTTTTGGCTATAACACTCTTGTCGTTGACTATACTGGTATTATGTATATGCTTGACAATTTTAAATCTGATGTTGTATTTGACTGTACGCACTCTGCACAAAAACCCGGAGGACAGGGGAATAGCTCAGGCGGCAATCGTGACTACGTGCCTGGGTTGGCTCGTGCTGGGAGTGCTCTTGGGGTTAAGAGTTTTTTCTTGGAAGTCCATCCTAATCCTGATGTAGCACCAAGCGACGGCCCTAACATGCTACGCTTAGAAGACTTTGAGGAGGTTGTAGATGACATCGTCCGTTATTCTTATACCCGCTAGATATAACAGCACACGCATGCCTGGAAAGCCATTGGCTATGTTAGATGGCGTTCCTATGATAAAACGTGTGTATGACGCTTGTATTGCGTCTAAGATACCAACATACGTGCTTACCGATGACATGCGTATCTTTAATTTGTTTGGCCCTAGACAGTGTTGGATTGATCAAGAAAAAGAATATGCTAACGGTACAGAAAGATGTGCAGCCGCAATTACTGATTCAAACTTTATTAAGTACCTTGGCCATTACGACAATATTATTAATGTACAAGGTGATATGCCTGATGTAGACGTTGCTATGATACAGCAAGTACAATGGCATCTACAACACTATCCTGTAACAACAGTGTTTACAAAGATGCCTCCTTGTATGCAAGAAGATCCTAATACAGTTAAAATGATAAAAGCAGGCGACCAAGCTCTGTGGTTTGGTAGAGGCATTACTGGCTACGGTGATTGGCATTTAGGTGTATACGGATATAGACGTAATGCATTAGAAATGTACTCAACACTTGCAGAATATGAAGAAGAGCGAATTGAGAAACTTGAACAGTTACGTTGGTTAAAAAACGGTTGGCAAATTGGTTGTTTGAGTGTAAACTATAATGGTACAGAGATTAATTCACCGGAGGACGTAGAAACATGGCACAACAAAAACTCCCAATAAAAGATGTATTAGCAGCTATTGACATGGGTGCTAAAAACGTATGGGATGAACTTAATGATGAAGAACGTAAGGCTGTCGGCTTCTGGTTATTAAATCGATACGTAAGTAGTGTTAAGGGTAGTAGAGAAAAGCAAGAACTTGCTATTTTTAAAACTAACGAATACTACAACAAGAACTGGAACGAGTTAGGAATGAAACATCCTAAACTACAATGGCAACTAATCTGTCAAGCAGGCAACACTAAAAAGATTGAGTTTCATCAGTGGATTGGTTTCAAAAAGAAAGCAGGCGGTAATGGCAACGGCATTAAGTTATTACAAAAAATATATCCAAACATGAAGGAAGATGAAATTGAGCTCCTTGCTAACCTCTCTACAAAAAAAGAACTCAAACAATTGGCTAAAGAACATGACATCGAAATCAAACTCTAATAAGCCTTATGTATGTAACTACTGTGGCACAGGATACACTAGAGAAAAAACTCTTATGGTGCATATGTGTGAGCAAAAACGTAGAGCATTACAAAAGAACGAAAAACGTGTAGCACTTGGTTACTATGCGTTTAATCAGTTCTATAAATTAAGTGCAGGCGCACGTAAGGATAAAACTTATGAAGAGTTTTGTAAGTCACCATACTATAATGCATTTGTAAAGTTTGGTAGTTTTGTTAGCAACGTGAAGCCATTGTATCCTGAGAAGTATATTGACTATGTTGTTACTAGTGGAGTTAAATTAGATCATTGGTGTAGAGAAGAAATGTATGAAAAATATGCTGTTAGTCTTATTAGGAAAGAAGGAGTTGAAACAGCATTAGAACGTAGTGTAATGACTATGATGGAATGGGCAGAAGAAAATAATAGTGTATGGAATCATTACTTTCATTACGTAAGTTTGAATCGTGCGGCTTGGCATATTAAAGATGGCAAGATAAGTCCGTGGATTGTGCTTAACTGTAAGAGCGGAAAAGAAATGCTAAGTAAGTTTAGCGACGAACAACTTAACATAATATTTCACATCATGGATCCTTCACACTGGGCAATGAGATTTAAGCGTACTCCTAATGATGTAGAGCTAGTAAAAGAAGTAGCAAAAGAATCTAACTTATGATATCACCAAAGACAGCACACTTGTTGAAAAAACAAAAACGTCTAAAAAAACAAATAGATCGTAAATGTGCATTTATTATAAGTCAACCAAAAGCAGGAACTTACTTGTGTGCTAACTTACTTGCAAACTATGGTATGTTTTCAACAGGCTGGCACGTAAAAAACGGCAAGTATAGACAATACGATATAAGACAACCGCTTCCAACATTTGATAAAAAGAACGAACTTAAACAATATATACGAAGTGTAACACATCAAGTAGGTAGCTTTAAGAGCATAGTAAAAACTATACCAATGAACGGTTTTGCACAAGGTCACTTAGAGTATCAAGGAAAATATATTGGTGCGCTAGAAGGAGTTAAAAAGATTTTATTAACACGACCGCATGATGAACATCTAAAATCTATAAAAAGATTTCAAGAAGAAATGCACGGGGACACAGCGGTTACTAAAGATGCATATCATAATATACTAGGTTGGAGAAATGAAGAAGATGTTTTTGAATTAACATTTCATGATCTTATTAAACCTAAATATGCTAAGTTAAGAAAACTTCAAACGTTCTTGTTTGGAGAAATAATTTGTGACGAAGTTGAAGCAATACAAAAAGCACTTGCAAGTCCGTCACCAACTAAGAGTAGTATACGATGAAAATAATAGATAACTTCTTACCACATACCGAATGGCAACAATTGCATACCACTTTAACAAGTGACACCTTTCCTTGGATGGTAGGCGATGCTGTTAGACAAGGAACTGAAACTGTACCTGATAAGTACAACTGGCAGATGTACCATTTGTTTTATTACAATCCAAATATTATATCAGAAGCAATGCCAATACTAAATGATCTCTATACTAAATTAAGAGTAGGGACATTCATGAAAGCAAAAGCAAATATGAATTTTGTTACTAACAAAATTATTGAACACGGGTTACATATAGATATTGAGCCAGAGTCGTTAGGTGAAGCAATGACAACAGCAATTTATTATGTCAACTCTAAT